AACGAGAGTGGTGGAGGATCTGGCCAAACGATTGGATACCAACATTACATCATGTAATACAATCTTACGATACAGCTTTTTTGAAAAAAGAAACAGCGGACTACTCAGCTATTACAACATGGGGTGTATTTTATCCTGATGAGGATCAACCCGCTAATCTGATGTTATTAGACGCTGTAAAAGGCAGATATGAGTTTCCAGAACTCAGACGTTTAGCCTTAGATCAATATAAATATTGGCAGCCAGAATCTGTTATTGTTGAAGCAAAAGCAAGTGGTTTGCCCCTTACATACGAACTACGGAACATGGATATACCTGTAGTAAACTTCACACCGTCAAAAGGCAACGATAAGCACGCCCGTGTAAATGCTGTTGCACCTCTCTTTGAATCTGGTATGATATGGTGTCCGGAACAAAAATTTGCGGATGACGTCATGGAAGAATGCGCAGCCTTCCCATATGGCGATCATGATGACCTGGTAGATAGTACAACACAAGCCATCATGCGTTTTAGACAGGGTGGTCTGATTACGCATCCTGAAGATTATGTTGACGAGCAAGTCGACAAACAGAAACGGAGTTATTATTAGATGGCAAATAAATACCATAGACAAGGATTTAGAGTGGCAGGTCTTGTTTCAAGTAAACTTGCAAAAAAGAAAGGTAAGACAGACTTTGAAAAATTTTATGAAAATATTTTTACCAAAGATAAAACTGGCAACAAAGATAAAATGATAGATGCTTTAAATAGAGCTATCAAAGGAGAAAGTAAAAAGAAAAAGAAAAAAGGTATAACACCACCAGATGAGGGTGGCACGGGTAGTATTAAAGGTGGTGGAGAAGATGCTGTAAGATTTTATAATAGAGTTATGACAGGTAGAATTGGTGGCACTAAACCACAAGAGATGCCAAGCAAAGAATTTATTAAAAAATTTTTGGATAAGAAAAAATAATGTTAAGTAAAATTATTAGAAACTTTGTCGCTAAAATGGTAGCTGGTCGTACTGACGACGGCATTATGATTACCTTACCTGATCCTAAAAAAGTAGACTTTCAAACAGCGATGTTAGAAGATCTATTGATGCGTAATGGTATTGATCCACAACTTATTAAAACCGAGGATGAATTAAAAAATATTATTAATCAAATAGAAGCTGTCAACAAACAAAGACTTCAACAAGCAGAATCAGGAATCAGAAATACAGAGTCAGCAAAAGTATTTAACATAGAAGGTCAACAATTAGATCCTAACAAACCAATTATGGGTGGCACACAAACAGGCAAAGAATTAAGCCCAGAACTTTCTGACAGATTACGTGGCACAAACACTGAAAGAATAAAACAAAAAATTGCAGATAAAAAAGTAAGAACAGAAGAAGATATAAAAGCAGACTTAGAAGCAGAAAATAAAAAGAGTCTTGAATCTTTAAAACAAAAAATGGCAAAAGAAAAAGCTCGAACACAAAGAATATCTGGAAATCTAAGGTCAGATAATATGAATCGAACAGAAATAGGTAAACCAAAATTAGATGAAGATGAATATGACTACTACAGAGAAATTTTAGGGGAGGATGCAGAGTATGATTACTATCCAGTAAAAGGTGATGAGACGAAAGAATTTTTAGAAGCCATGGTTAAAGAACAACAAGATGAAATAAACTACATGAAAAGATTATATGACAAAGGTGCGTTAGATCCAGAAGATATGGCAACCGGTGGTCGTGTTGGTTTAAAAGCTGGAATGTCACGAAGAGCTTTCTTAGCTCTTATGGGTGGTGTTGGAGCCGGTATCGGTGCTACTAAGACAGGACTACTAAAACTATTTGGTAAAGGTGCAGGTAAACAAGTTACAAAAGAAATGGTAAAGACTCCACCAGTTCCTGGTAAACCAGAATGGTTTGATAGTTTAGTTAACAAAGTAATTACACAAGGTGATGATGTAACTAAAAAACTTTCAACCAAAGAACGTCAAGATGTTCACAAATTACAGATAGATGAAATGGACGATGTCACAGTTTATAGAAATTTAGATGATGGTGAGATTAGAGTATCTTACGATTCACCTAACAATATGGGTGAACAACCTGTAGATTTAGTATTTAAACCGGGAAAAGGTCAAACTGATGAAGTAACAGGAAAAGTTGCAGATGAGTTTTATGCGGTGGAAGTAGAACCAAGAGGAGTTAGAACAGGGCCTGATGATTTTGATATAGAGTTTGACGGAGAAAATTTAGCAAGTAGTGTTGATGAATTAATATCTGACACAAGTAAATTAAAACAAGTTGCGACAGATAAAAAACCTACAATGAAAGAATTTGTAGAATCTAAAAATAAAAAAGATAAAACTAGAGCAATAAACGAAGATCAAGTAGAACAAGCTGAATACTTAGAAACTAAATACGGACCTGGCCCCGAAGGCCCAGAAGACTTTGCATCAGGTGGTATCGCTAGAATGTTGGGTGAGTAATGTCAGACATACAAGAAAAAATCTTAGAGTTAATGGATCTCTTTGATGAAGATGAAGTTACAACCGCTAACAAAATACCAAGACCACAATCATCTTTAGACAAAGAAGCATTCGACGATTTCAACATACGTAATCCTTTAGCAGGTGGTGGTATGTTAGTGCAACCAAGTGCTGATGGATCTAGACCTGGGTATAAGGGAAAAAAATTTGTAGAGGTAGACGGCACCAAATATAGAGTAGTTCAAAAAGGAGATAAAAAAGGAAAAATAGTTTTTAGAGGCAGAGACCCAGAAGGTAATCAATTAACTGAATATTTTAATAATAAAACTGAAATAAAAAATAGACTTGAAAAAGGTAAAAAACAAAACATAGATAAACAAGTAAAATTAAAAGCAGAATCAACCACTGATGTTAATAGAGTTAGAAACAATATAGATAATTGGACGTCTAAATGGGTCAAAGATAATTTTAATAAATATGAAATACAAGATAATGATAAATTTATTGAAGATTTAAAAAAAGCGTGGAGTAAAGAAAGTAAAAAAAATATTTACAAATTAAATAAAA